GGGGTCAGGTAGACCCCGGGTGCGGTGCGCTGCACGGTGTACGGGCCGATCGTCTCCTGGGTGACCGAGGCGGGGTTGGTGTAGGCCCGCCCGGCAACCCGCCGGACCACCGCGTCGGCACCGGCCGGCAACGGCTTGACGATCGCCTCGCAGAGGGCCTGGGCATCGCCGATCAGCATCAGCGCCCGGTCCTCGTCCACCGCGTGGTTGAGGTAGACGGCGAGATCTTCGGGGCTGGTCACGAGAGTAGGCATGCCCAGGACCGCCTTTCGCCGTCGGGGGATTCGGACTTAGATGGCCAGCCCGGTGACCAGGCCGTGGGCCTTTTCCAGGCCGTAGGCCAAGCCGACCTCGCCGTAGAGCTGCACCTTGTCCGAGGCGCCGGTCTTGGCCAGCGGCTCAGCGAAGAAATGCCCCTTGCCGGGGATCTCCAGGTACACCGCGTTCAGCTGCTCCATGCTGACCACCGCGAGCGCATCCTGCGGCATGAACCGATCCAGCATGATGTTGAGCGTGCCGAAATCCGTCTCAATGGTGGTCACGTTGACACCGCCGACGGTGCGGGAAGTCTCGATGAACTTCCCGTAGGCGTTGGCGTAGGCCTTGCTGATCGCCAGCTTCTGCGAGGAGTTGGTGAGCAAGGTGGCGGTGGTCTGCTCGGTGATGCCGCCGTTGTCGTAGGTCAACTGCAGCAGCGTCGAGATGTGATCGACGGTGAGCACCGTGGTCCACGGCTTGCGGTAGCTGACCGTAGCAGTGCCGATGGTGACAGCGGCGCCACCACTGGTGAGAGCCACCTTGAATGCGTTGGTGGACTTGCTCACCACGTAGTAGGTGCGGCCCACCTGCAGGCTGGTCGAGGCGCCCACGTCGGTGAAGGTGATCTTGTCACCGTTGGCCAGCCCGGTGGCGGTCTCGGTGACGGTATCGGTCGCCGCCGACAAGCCCGTGATGGTGCTGGTGCTGTTGGCGATCAGGTTGGTGGTGATCGCCTGGAGCAGGCCCCGGGTCTTGCGGGTGGTGGTGTTGTCGGTCGGCTTGTTGTAGGTGCCGAGCAGGAAGCTGTACTCGATGTCACGGATCATCTGCTTGAGCATCTGCTCGGTCTGCCAGTCCAGCTCGTCGGTGATCGGGTTGGACAGGTCGTTGTTGATACCGGACTTCTGTCCGACGGCGGCCTGCTTGGTGTAGCTGACCGACACCGATTCCTGGTGGATCTGGGTGATGTTGTTGACCTCGGCACGAACGCGCTCCTGCGATGCGGGCGCGTCGGCACCCTCAAGCACCACGTTCTGGCCCGCGTTGCGCAGGTCGTACTGCTGCCACTCGAACTCGACGTTGGTGGTCTGACCGCCACCGTTGAGCCCGCCGATCGCGGAGAACAACGGCGTGTCCGCCGGGGTGAGCGCGTGCAGAATTCCGGTGTAGTTGGGCAGGTTATAAGTCGTGCCCAACGCAGTAATGCCAGCCATCGCTGGTCCTCCTTTAGGGGGTTACGCGGGATTGGGCACGCTGCCGTCAGCCCTGCGTGTTACTGGACCGGCTGGTCCAGGAGCTTTTGGTTTTCCAACTTGAGGACGGTGCGCCAGTCACCCGCCTTTTTCGCTGCCGCGATCTGGCTCTGGTAGTCCGCGACTCCCGAGGCGCTGCTGCCCTGTGCCGGGTTCGGCGCGGGCACTCGGCGCTGCGGCTCGCCGCTGGGCTTTGCCAGCTCAGGCTTGCGCTTGAGCAGGTCGGCCAGATCGGTGGTGATCTTGGCGTTGTCGATCTCGCCGTCATCACCGACGTAGCTGGTCAGGTCCAGGTAGGCGAACGGCACATCCACGTCGATGAACCCGGTCGCCCCGGCCCGGATCTCAGCCCGGACCGCACGCGAGGTCAGCCCGGACGCCCTGCTCTGGGCTTCCTGGGCAGCGTGCTGGGCCTTTTCCAGCTCGGTCTTGCCGGCCTCGACCAGCCGCTCGTACTCATCGACCTTCGGCCGCATCGCCTTGATCTGCGCGGCGTTGTCGCGGGACTTCTTTTCCCAATCCCGGGCCTTGGCCTTCCAGTCGACCTCCTCGGTCGGCTCGGCCGGATTCGACTCGCTCGGCTCAGTTGGCTCAGCCGGGTTCGGGTCGGTCGGGTTGGTGGGTTCCGGCTTGGCCGGTGCTGGTGCGGTCATGGTGAAGCAACCTCCGTGCGGATGGTTGGTGCAGCTGTGCAGCTGCCGGACAGGGGTGTAGCTGTTCAGCTACCTTGCTGGGCCTCGTAGGCCACTCGGAATGCGTTGAGCGCATCCCGGCCCTGTTTGCCCTTACTGACGCGGGAATACAGGGCGTCCCACTCGCGGATCTGTGCAGATGCCTCGTAGGGACCGAACACCGGCACGAGGACGCACCGGCAGTGATCGTGGAACTTGGCTTGGCCCTCTCCGAGGAAGGCCACGCCGGCATCGGGGTTGCGCGGGCCGCGCACGTTGGCCGCGCCGGTGTGCTCCTTGTAGACCGCACCCCGGGTCGCCATCAGCGCGCAGAACGAGCACGCTCCCGGCTTCGGAATCCGTGCCCAGCCCCGGGCCTGCTGGTCGAGGCCAACGGTGTCGATCACGGTGTGCCGGCCGACGTCGAGCGCCATCTTCTCGCTCGCGCCGAGCACCTTGGTCTGCACCGTGGTGAAGGTGTCGGGATGCTGCGGACCCCACAGGCTCTTGGTCGCCCAGTCGATGGCGACCTGCACCTGCTCCGGTGGCGGTAAGGGCGCGGTGCGGATGGTCAGCGGGGCGATGATCCCGACCGCGCTGCGCTCGGTGCGGTAGGCCTGCGCGGCCAGCGATGCCGAGCCCTGCCCGTACCGGCGGACGATCGCCAGGACGGCCAGTTTGAACCGGGGCAACGTGCCACGGAGGTCGTGGGAGTCCACCAGCTGCCACGCCTGGGCCAGATCTCGGCCCATCAGGGTTACCAGGCCGACCTGGGAGGCCTGGGCCGTCTCAGCGCTGCTGAGGGCCGTTGCGGCTTGTGGGGTTGTCATTGGCCGGTGCGGCTGTCGGGTTCACGGCGGCCGGGTTGATATCGCGGGCCACCGCCAGGTCGGTGCGGGCCTCCTTGGCCTGCAGGCTGTGCGCCAGCTCGGCCAGGATCGAGGCGCCCTGGTCGAGCTTGCGGTCCTCGGCCAGCCGGGCGCGCTCGACCGCCGAGTAGCCGGCCCGCTTGAGCACCACGTCAGAGGTGGGCGACACCATGCCGGCGGCTACCTGCTTCTGCAGCGCGTCGGTGGTGGCGGCCGGGGTCGGGGTGGCGGGGTCGGCCCAGTCGGCCTCCATCCGCTTGGCGGCCTCGGGCAGGTCGCCGCCGTTGAGGAACCGCATCGCCATCTGCATGGCCTGCACCCAGGCGCAGCCGAACAGCGCTTGCTTGCGCTTGGCTTTGCGGTCCCGGCGGGCCTCCGAGGAGCGGATCGCGTCGGCCGAGGCGGGGTTTCCCTCACTGTAGAGGCCCAGATCCTGCGGCGGGGCGCCCAGCATGCCGGCCATTTTGGAGGCGTACATGTCGATGACCTTGGTGAACGTCGCCGGGTCGTAGGCCGGGAACTGGCCCAGCGTGGGTAGGTTGCCGTCCTCGTCGCGCTCCAGGGCCAGCATCCGGGTGATGTAGGTCTGCCAGGCGGTCTTGATCTGGCCGTTGGCGTCCTGGAAGTCGGACTCGGTGACGCCGAGGGCGTAGCGCTGCGGCACCGAGTAGATCTCGCCGGCCACGTCCAGCTGCAGCAGCGTGCGGCAGGCGGCGTCGGTGACGGACATGATCGCCGGGGTGATCTCCGACGCTCCGTCGCGCATGTTCGAGCGGGGCCGGTTGGCCATCCGCACCACCGGCACCATGCCGAAGTTGTGCTGATCGCGGTCGATGACCTGCCACTGGTAGTCGTCGTCCTCGCCCAGATGGATGGTCTGGTCCGGCAGGTACAGCGCGCCCTGGCGGCGCTCGTCCAGCCAGTAGGTCTGCAGCGCGGCGATCGGCTTGCGGGAGCGGACGTCCCAACGGACCGAGATGTTCAGCGGGGACTCGGCGCTGATGATCGGCGACTCGCCCGGCTCCGGGTTGGACCCGACGGTGAGGTAGGCCCGGCCCATCGACATCGCGTCGATATGGGCCAGCGACTGCTCGGCGTCCAGGTCGTTGTCCTGCCAGATGTCATACAGGGTCTGGTCGGAGTCGGTGGCATTCGCCATGCGGAAGCCCTCGACCGACAGCCGCTCATCGATCGGGTCGATGGCGATGGCCGGCCAGCCGACGATGGTGCGCAGCCCGGCCAGCTCTTTGGGGATGCTGACCCCCATGCTGGTCAGGATCTGCTCGCCCCGGTAGTAGCTGTCGGTCATCAGCATGCTGGCGCGGTTGCGCCAGGCCCGCATCTGCAGCCAGGCCACGACGTCGCGTTCCTCTTGACTGAGGTGGATCGAGCCGAGCAGCGGGATGCGGACCGGGGTGAACAGCGGTTGGGTGGGCAGCACCGGGAAGGACATCAGCGTCACAACGTGGTCCCTCCGTTAGGGCAGCAGGATGACCCGGCCTCGGCCGGTGGACTTCACGCCCTTGGCGACGGCCTCAAGCCGGGCCTGCCAGGCCAGCACGGCGGCCACAGCGGCATCGATCTTGCGGGGAGAGTCGGGGTGCTCCTTGGCGATCTGGATGCCCGACGTGGTGGTCCTACGGCGCGCGTTGAGCACGTGCCGGGTGAGCGCGTAGCTGCCGTCGTGGGTCAGCTCGCCGTCCACCACGGCCGAGTGAAACTCCTCCAGGGCCTGCACCACCTTGCCGGCCCGGCCGCCGGTGATCCACCACTCGATCGGGTGGCTGACGGTGGCCTTCACCCGCAGCTTGTTGACGAATGCCGCCTCCCAGTTGGCGACGTAGCCCTCCCAGCGGGCCGGGTCGGCGTAGAACCCGACCACCTTGTAGCGCAGGAAGGCCCCGCGCACGGCGGCGTCCACCTCGACGGTGGGCACCTCCCAGCCCTTGCCGGCCGGGCCGATCGGCTGCTCCCAGACGCCGACCTCGAACAGGTGTCCGTCAGACACCCGACAGCCGATCAGCGCGGTGGCGTCGGTGATGCCCTTGGTCCGGCTCCGTGAGCCGTCAAAGCCGAGGGTGATCGGCTCGGTGTCAGCCACCACGTTGTCGCGGTAGCGGGCCGCCCATTCCGGTGCGGACAGCCAGGCGTCGGTGGCGTGGGTGACCTGGTTCAGGTAGTAGCGGCGGGCGTCCTGCGGGTCGGTCGCCGGGTCGTACACCTCGTCGGCGATCCGCTCCAGGTCCACCCAGTGCGCATCCCCGTAGGCGTACTTGAGACCGGCCAGCAGGCTTTTCCGGTCCACCAGGTCGGTCTCCGGCGGCGCCTCGCGGTGGTCATACAGCAGGCCGGTGTTGCGGGCTCGGCCCTCGGCCACCTGCTTGGCGTACTCGGCCGACGCCTCAGCCACGCTGGACTCGCCGGGCACGAATGCGTTGGGGCTCTCCACAGAGACACCCGAGGTTTTCCCCAGGTTGCGCCGGATGGTGGCGGCCAGCTTCACACCCCCGTTGGACGGCACCCAGCCCTCGGTCTGGTCCAGCACCGCGAAGTTGGGCCGGTTACCTTCCCGGCTGATCGCCGCGCTGGTGACGAACTCGATCCGCCCCCGAGGCAGGTTCACGAACGTGTTCATCGGCTCCAGGCCGGGGTAGGCGTCCATCGCCGGCCCGTCCCGCAGCATCTCCAGCAGCGGCGCCCAGGCGTTGCGGGTCTGGTCCTCGCTGACGGCGGCGAGCTGCACCCACGGAGTGCGGATGGTCTCCCACGGCTTGCCCACCGGCTCGCCGTAGGCGTCCCAGCCGTCGAACACCACCTCGCCAAGACCCTCCACGCAAGCCAGCGCTGCCAGCAGCGGTGACTTGCCCGCGCCTTTTGGGCGCGAGTAGACCGCCCGTCGGTAGCGCCGGGAGCCGGTGTAGGGGTCGAGGACGTAGAGGTTGAGGACGAACTGGGCTTGCTCGCGGGTGAGCAGGAACGGCTGGTAGACGCTGCGGTCCGGGGCCGCCAGGTGGTCCTGCATCCACTGGATCGCGTGGTAGCCGAGGGTGGGCATCTCACCCGGGTAACGCGGCCCCCGCCAGGGCATCAGTCGTCCTCGGCGGCCTTCGCCGGGGGCAGCACGTGCAGGTCGGCGAACCGCTCGACGGCCGAGGGCGGCTCGGCCGGCCGGCGGGAGTCCTTTTCGTCGGCGTCGGCGAAGAACATCCGCAGCTTGGCCCGGTCCTCCGGGGTGGCGCCGAACTTGGCGACCCGGGCGCGGACCTCGGCGGCCAGCGTCCACTGGTGCTTGCTCCACATCGCGTGGTGCATCAGCGCGGTGTCGAGCAGAAAGTCCCAGTCGGTGGCCATGAAGATCTCGGCCTGCGGCGACTCTTTCCAGATCCGCCACCACGCGCGGGTCCGGGGGTGCCAGTCGACATCACGGGGCAGCGGCGGCTGCTCGGCCTTCTCGAACCGGATCGTGGTGTGCGGGATCGGGTCGGAGTTGCGGCGCGCTCGCTTGCGCGGGTCTTTCGGAGCTGGGCCGGTCATCCCCATAGCCGACTCATTTCTTCCCGACGCTCGGGTACTTGCGCTTGACCGCCGCCCGGACCTGCTTTTTCTCGGCCGGCGTGCCGTGCTGCTCGACCCGAGCGAGGGCGTTGCGGGCGTGGCTGACGTCGTTGATCGGGTAGGCCCGCTTGGACGGGATGGCGAACGTCGAGTCGGCCATCTTGTTGCGCTTGGATGACGACAGCTTGGCCATGAGACCTCCTAGAGACGCCGACGTAATTTCATGAACAGGTCGATGAGCGAGCCGACGATGGCCCAGCTCCAGAAACCGACTACCCCCACCAACACCACCCCCGTTAGGACGGCGGTGTCGGTGTCGATCACCCCTGATGTCGCCCCGCTTGCTCGCCCGGGGCGTGCCCCGGGGTGGCGCCGGTGGCGATCTTGTGCAGGGTCGCGCAGAGGCCCTTGACCACGTGGTCGCTCAAGGGCTTGCCGCCCTCGGAGACCTCGGCCTGGATGTTGACGATGCACCGGTCGAAGTCGCCGGGCACGCCCCAGTTGATCTTGGCGGCGCCTTTGCCCTTGGTCCAGTACGCCAGCAAGGCCGGCGGCAGCCGGGTGGTAGCCATCGGCTACGGGCGGCCACGCCAGAACAGGTTGAGGCCGAGCAGCACGTCGGCTACGACCAACAGCCAATTCGTGGTGTTCAGAGTGTTCACAGCGCCCTCCTCTAAGCGATGCGCCGGCCGTGCCAGTGCCGGCCGACAGCCGGGGTCAGCTCGTAGACGATGGAGCCCTCGCAGCCGCGCAGCACCAGGTAGGTGTGGCCCTTGGCCGTCTGCAGGAAATAGCCGGCGGCGCGGTGCTGCTTGGTGGCGGTGACCAGGGCGTTGGAGAAGTCGCAGTAGTCGCTGGCGTCCTCGAAATGCTCGACGTGCCAACGGCCCCGCTCGTCGGTGGTGATACTGGGTGCGCCCATAACGAACCCCTCCAGTGCGGTGGGGGCGTACTAGCGCAGGCCCGGGTGCTTCTCTCCGGGCCGAGCCCGGGTGAGCCGGGCGGCGGCGGACTCGGCCTGGGACTTGGCCCAGTGACAGGGATGGCAGGCGGCCTGCAGGTTGTCGAGGCCGTGGTCGTCGTTCGGGACCACGTGATCGACTTCGGTGGCCACCTGGGTGCACGTCGGCCCGGCGATCTGGCAGCGGTGGCCGTCACGGTAGAGCACGGCAGAGCGGCGGCGTTCCCAGTCGGCCGGGAGCCGGGTCTTGCGAGTGGAGGACGCCCACGGAGGGGCCATATCGATGGAGGGCCTTTCGGGCACAACTCTGCCAAGCGATTCCGACGTTAGCACTTGACAAGCAGCCTGTCTTGTGCTCTTTAACCCGTACAGCCCGTACGCAGCCTCAGCCGCT